CTTGGCTTTGAAGTTATGCACGAGCGTAACGCACACAACTTCCCACTAGACCTAGCATCAGCTGAGTCTACATCCATCGCCTTAACAGCACCAGCTGTAGGCTAAATGCAGATAGTTGATAGCTTTATTTCTAATGATGAAGCATTAATTATTAAAGATTACATACTTAAAAACGAACAGAGAGTGAAGAAGCTAGGTCCTGATACTTACTCAGGTACTTCAGCTGATTCTCTTACTGGTCGTTTTAACGTATATAACTGGCTAACTAATGACACCATTGGTCCAATACTTACACCTAAGCTAAGTAACTTATTTCCTAAAAAATGGATAAGACTGTGGTCAAACATCTTTAGACAAGATGAGGGTATTGAGAAACATTGGCATGGCTACGCAAGAAATAAGTCTGGAAATTTGTTTATTTCTGGACCGAATGACAGCACAACATGCTATGAGATTATAGGACCTATAAGAAATAAAGTAGGAACTTTAGTATATTTTGATGCTAATAAAGCTCATTGGGTAGAACCTAATAAATCTGAAACACCACGGATTAGTATGGCATTTGATATTTTAGAATGTCGTTCCCGTATGTTTATTCAGTTAAACTAATAGCCACGTCCGTTCATCCATTTTTTATGGACGCATGAAAACCTAGGCATGGAACGGGGCTTAGGTATATGGGAGATTACAATGCAAGTAACTTACGTATATCGTGGCATTACTTACACAAAATTTGTGAAGTAACAACAGCACGGGGAGCACCTCAGAGTCGGACTCCCCTGCCCTTGGCATTTGCCCTCTACGGAGGATACCTCATGCCGTCTAGACGGTGGGATAGACCACAAAAAAATCTCGAGAAAAAATTAGTACTAAGCAATATTAATCTTTTTTTAATCCATATCAATGGCACAACAATCTACTAACGACCCAGCAAGTCTTACACGGGCTGGTCAAAAGAACAGTACAGGTGACGCAAGAGCACTTTACTTAAAGTTGTTCAGTGGAGAGATGTTCAAAGGCTTCCAGCGTAACACAATCGCTAGAGACCTTGTAATGAAGAGAACACTTACTAACGGTAAGAGTCTTCAGTTCATCTACACTGGACGCACAAAAGCCGAGTATCATACACCCGGTAACAGCATACTAGGTAACTCCGATGGAGCACCTCCAGTAGCTGAAAAGACAATTACATGCGATGATTTATTAATCAGTTCAGCATTTGTCTATGAGCTAGATGAAACATTAGCACACTACGATCTACGTGGTGAGATCTCTAAGAAGATCGGTTATGCTCTAGCTGAGAAGTACGACAGACTTATCTTCCGTCAAATTGCGAAGGGTGCACGTCTTGCTTCACCAATCACTAAGTCAGGCTTTGTTGAGCCCGGTGGAACACAGATCAGAGTAGGTACAAACAACCAAGCATCTGATGCTTATGTACCAGCTTCACTAATAAACGCTTTCTACGATGCAGCTGCTGCACTAGATGAGAAAGGAGTTTCTAATGAAGGTAGAGTAGCTGTGTTAAACCCAAGACAGTACTACGAACTAATACAAAACGTTGGTTCTAGTGGTCTTATCAACAGAGACGAGTCTGGTGATGCACTACAGTCTGGAAACGGCATCATTGAAATTGCAGGCATCAAGATCTTCAAGTCAATGAACATTCCATTCTTTGGATCATACGGAACTAAGTATGGTTCTGCATCTGCAACTAACCCCGGTATAACATCACCCGGAAATGTTGGTTCATTTATTGGAGAAGGCACAGAAGATGCTAGATCTAACCAAACTGGAATTAACAATAACTACGGTAATACATCTGACTTTGCTAACAGCTGTGGCTTAATCTTCCAAAAGGAAGGTGCTGGAGTTGTAGAAGCTATCGGACCACAGGTTCAGGTAACTTCTGGAGACGTTTCAGTTGTATACCAAGGTGATGTAATCCTTGGACGTTTAGCAATGGGAGCAGATTTCTTAAACCCTGCTTGCTGTGTTGAACTAATTGCTGGTGCTGCTGTAGGTTCTACAGGTAACGCTGCATTTGGTGACAACTACCCAACTAACGCTTAATTTTATTTTTTTATACGGGAGCTTCGGCTCCCCTTTTTTTCTTATGGCTTCCACAACTATTGACCTCGATACCGAACTATCCGCAGTTAACTCAATACTGGGAGCTATCGGGCAATCACCATTGACTACTCTAAATTTTGATAATCCAGAAGTAGCAATGATTTACAACCTACTCCGCGATGCCAACGTAGACACGCAGGCAGAGGGGTGGCATTACAACACCGAAAAGCATGTAAAATTTGCTATAGATGCTAATGGCAAAATAGCTATTGGTAATGATATATTATCTATGGACTTACATGATAATCAAGCACGTCGTACCAGTAATCTTGTACGTCGTAATGGATTCATATATGACAAACAAGATCACACAGACGTATTTACATCTGACATAGATCTTGATGTTGTCAGACTATATAACTTTGAAGACTTACCAGTCATCTTCAGAAGATACATAACATACAGAGCATCTAGAGTTGCTGCTACAAAGCTAGTTGCAAACCCACAGTTGGTAAAACTGCTAGCTCAACAAGAAGCACTTGCAAGAGCTGCTCTTATGGAGTATGAGTGCAATCAGGCTGACCATAGTATGTTTGGATTTGAAGATGATACTGCATATCAAACCTATCAACCTTGGAGAAACCTTAGAAGATAATGGCAAGTATCACACAAACTATCCCTCAATACTCACTAGGAATGTCAGAACAGCCTGACCAGCTTAAATTTCCCGGTCAGGTAACAGAGGTAACAAATGCAATACCAGACCTAACTAAAGGTTTGTTCAAAAGACCGGGTTCTAAACGTATAGGCACTGATGCACTAGCTAATGTACAGAGTGGAGGTTCGTGGTTTCATTACTTTCGTGATGAAACAGAAGGATCTTACATCGGACAGATAGCCGCTGATGGACAAGTCAGAGTCTGGCGTTGCAGTGATGGACAGCAGATGACTACAGCTTACGGCACAGGCGGTCAGACAGCTATACAAAACTATCTAACTACAAGCACACCAGAAAACTTACAGTTCTTAACAATCAATGATACGACTTTTGTTACCAACCGTGATACTACTAATGCTAACACTCTCGTTGGGACAACGGGAACTACAGATGCTACACCAGATGCTCACTTTGGGTTCATAGAACTCTTACGTACAGAAAACGGTAGACAGTATGGTGTCAACATAAACAACGGTACTACAGTTACAACTGTAACACGAGCTACACGTATCAAAATACAGAGTGATACACTCGATGAGTCTGACGGTACAGGGCATTGCCCCGGTATAGGTACACAGGTATTTAGTGTAGACTCAGGATCAAAGAAAAACTTAATATTTAGAATTAACGCTTTAGGTCAACAAGGAGTTAGTCCTAACTATAGTGCTGCTGCAAACGGTCCCGGTGGTGGTAACTACAGATGTAGCTACAACAGAGAAGTTGTACTACTACATGGTGGTGAAGGATGGGTTACAGGTGACACAGTTACAGTAACTCTAGACTCTGCATCAACGAGTTATAATTATACTATAATTGTAGAAGATCACGAATCTACTGATGTTAACGCTACAGTTTCTTCTAACGGAGACGGTCTAATAAGACCAGAGCCTACACCTTTCGATGCTGATACAGCTGTTACTGCTGATACTATTATTGGTGGTATTATAGCAGAGCTACCATCAGGTGTCTCAGGTAAGCATATAGGTACAGGTATATATCTTTCTAGTTCTAATCCATTTAGTGTGGAAGTTGTTGAAGAAGACTTAATGCGATGCTTTCAAGCTTCTGTAAATGATGTACAGAACTTACCTAATCAATGTAAGAATGGGTACATAGTAAAAATTGCTAACTCTCGTATGTCAGATGAAGACGACTACTATCTTCGTTTTGATGGTGAGAATAATAGAGATGGATCTGGCTCATGGTCAGAATGTGCAAAACCGGGCATAGCTAAAAGTCTTACAAACATGCCGTTGGTTATACAACGTACAGCTGCAACTACATTTACTGTTAAACAGTTTACATATCAAGACAGGAGAGTAGGTGATGATACAACTAACCCTATGCCTTCTTTTGTAGGTGCACGTATTAATAAAGTATTGTTTTTCCGTAACAGATTAGCACTGCTATCAGGTGAAAATGTAATAACGTCACGCCCGGGAACCCTTGGTACACCTGACTTTTTTATTGAAACAGCTTTAACTGTATCTGCTAGCGACCCCATTGATATATCTGCGGCATCTATGTTTCCGTCAGAATTATTTGATGGCATAGAGGTAAATGTCGGTTTAGTAGTATTTAGCACAAACCAACAATTCCTGTTTGCATCAGATGATACAGTTATGAATCCTGACACAGCTAAGCTACGTAGTATATCTACCTTTAATTATAACGAAACTATACCCCCGATATCTCTAGGTACGACACTTGCGTATGTTGATAACTCTGGTAAGTTTAGTCGCTTCAATGAAATGGCAAACATAACACGTGAAGGAGAGCCTAATATAGTAGAGGTAAGTAAAGTTGTACCTACACTACTACCAAAAAACATAGATTTACTGACGAACTCTAGAGAAAACTCTATGATATTGTTAGGTAAAACAGGTTCTGACGACGTGTTTGGTTACAAGTATTTTCAAGTATCTGATAAAAGGCAGCAAGCTGCATGGTTTAAATGGAAACTAAATAATCCATTGACCTATCATTTTATTATTAATGATGAGTACTTCTTTTTAGATAGTGATTACTATTTACAAAGTATAAAGCTAGTGCAGACTGAAACAGACCCTTCTATTGTACAAGATACAGTTGACTTTTTATTACATGTAGATAACCATACTACTGTAAGTGGTGGTAGTTTTAATGCTACTACAAACTTAACTACATTTTCTAGTGTTAGTTGGCTGCCTAATGTAACAACACCAAATCATGATTTAGTAGTTATTGATACAAACACCAACGCTGCACGACTTGGAAGATATGCTAAACCTACAAGTACAAGCACAACCAGCTTTACTATACCCGGCGATTGGTCAAGTGCTACATTAACTATAGGATATATCTATCCATACGAAGTTAAGTTTCCTACATTTTATGCAACAAGGCAGAGCGGTAATTCTACTGTATCTGATATAAACTCATCACTTGTACTACATAGACTTAAGTTTCACTTTGGTAAGATAGGTCTATATGAAACCACACTTGAACGTGTAGGTAAAACTGATTATACAGAAGTATATGAGTCTACAGAACTAGACGAGTACGAAGCATCTGATGCGCCGTATCTTGAAGAGTTTATCAAGACTGTACCTGTATACGAACAGAATACAAACGTAGATGTCACACTACGATCCTCGCACCCAGCTCCAGCTACATTACGTGCTGTATCTTGGGAAGGCGATTACTCACCCAAATATTACAAACGTGTCTGATTACATACACCCACTTACAACGGAGGCTGCCACACAGGTTGCCTCTAATTTACGTCCAGATGACCGCAGAGAAGTCGAAGAGGGGCATGGGATACCATCTGCCCTTCTCCCCGCTTTGATGTGTCACAACCCATCCTACGTGTATTTTACAGTGCCTGACGGCAAGACTGCTGGCATGGCTGGAGTAGGAAAAGAAGGTGATATATGGATGCTATGCACTCCTGATATACACCGATACCCAATTACATTCGCAAGAGAGGCAAAGCGGTATGTCGATAGCCGACCTGAGCCCCTCCTTTGGAATATAGTTGACAGTAGAAACAAGGCACATTTAAAACTGCTAAAGTTTCTTGGTTTCAAGTTTTTACGTAAGTTAGAACATGGACCAAACAATATAACATTTATAGAATTTTGCCGTGTGCGTAGACGCTAATGCAGGGGCAAGGGCAGAAGCTAGAGAAAGAGCTGCTCAGAAAGATGCCCTATTTGCACAAGAAGGACTCAAGTTCTTCAACAAAGAAACACAACTAGCAAGAACACAGAAAAGAAATGTCGTAGGTTACTCACGTGATTTAAGTGATGCCTATGCTGGTGCTCTTGCTGCCCAAGGTAAGGGTAGAAAACGAGTAGAATCTGCTGCTCGTAAATATTTTAGAGCTAAAGGTACAGTAAACGAAGGTGGCAGATCTAGAAGATTTAGTACATCTACCTTACAAGGATACCTTGCAGCTCAGTCAGAAGTCGAATCAGTTATTGATAACGTGTTACGACGTAATATGGCATATGCCACAGAGGGTGCTAAACGTAGATTCCAAGCCCAACAAGCTCAAGGTCGAGAAGCTTTAGGTATACCAGCTTCATATGGTGCACCTGTTATGATGCCTCCTACAAACAGATTAGGTGGTGCGTTACAGATCGCAAGTCAGGTAGCAAGTATATACAGTGGTTTTGGCGGAGCCGGTTTATTTAACTTTGGCGGAGCCGGAGCCGGAGCCGGAGCTGCTGGTGGTAGTATAAGTTCAACATTTAACATGTCAGGGCTTGGTCTTGGCTCTTCACAGTATAGTGGACTTGTTGGTAGTTTTATTCCTAAATTTTAAATTATGACATCATCATTCGGAAATCTCATAGGTAAAGAACGGGACGAAATACCCGGCTACGGTATAAAAAACTATGCAGAAACAGAGCCTGATCTAACAGACGCCGTTAACAAACAGATTGAGGCTAACCAAGAAGATACCATTCAGTTTTATAACGAGATGGCTGAGATACAAAAATTGATTGCAGAGACTCCTATGAAAAACTTGGAGTCTTTAGCAACTTTTTCTAGATCAGCCAGTCAAGCTATACAAGTTTTTAAAGATCGTCAAGAAACACAAGAGTTAATTAACGAGTCAATGGACTTCTTAGATCGGAACTCTACTGCTGACCTGTACGAAAAAGAAGGTAAGTTTGAATTAGAAAATTCTAAGTTTCAAAACCAACTAATGAATGAAAAAGGCGATCTAAAAGATCCGGCTCAAAATTTATTAAACAATCTAAACGTAGAACTACCTACAGATGTTGGGATAAAACAGCTCTTCAGAATATATAACCAAGATACCGTTGGAGCTAGAAACCAGTTTCTCAATCAAAGTGGTGCTCAAGACATTACTGATGTAGACGAGTACCTTAACTTACATAATGCTGCTGATGAACTAATGATTCTCAACTTGCTTCGTAGAGCAAGAGGTCTTGGAGTAGACACTAACAGCAGAGAATTTAGAAAGGCTTTTTATAATACTATCTACCCTGATATTAAGCAAAGAAGAGAAAACAATTTCCAATCTTGGAAAGGTAACGCTAACAGAAACTTTGAAAAAATAAACAAGAAAAAAACTAGAGATATTATTGTTAAGACTCTTGAGCCATACTCAGAAGGTGCTAAGTTTGATATAGATGTAATGACTCTTGTTGAGACTGTTAAAAACAGAATGAACTTTGATACACCTAGAGAAGCCATTGAGTATATATTTAGTGAGGTAGCCTCAGAAAACGCTGAGGATGGTCGTAGATTATTTCCAGAACATCTAGAATATCTTTATAATGGAGCTATATTTAAACACTCTGCTACTGGTAAACTAAGTACTATAGAAGAGGGAGACTTTCCATTTAAAGGTACTCTTAACTCTATAATGCAAAATGCAGAAATAGACAGAGCTAATGAAGTAAATCAAAGCAATCAAGCTGATAAAATACTGGCAAAAGATGAGTATGCCAAGTTTCTAAGAGACAATCCAAACGGTGCACCACCTCAAGTAGAAGCTCAATTTTTACAAGACTTAGAAATAAGGTATCCGAGTTTTGATGCAAGCACACTGAATAGTGGGTCTGGAAATACTGGTGGAGAGTATGAGGGACGAGCTGGTAAACCAGATGCTACCTATGACTACAAAGGAGATTTAACAACTGCACTTGTTGGTGAAAAAGATCCAACCAGAGATCAGTTTTTTGAAATAGAAAGAGCATACGGAGATTTACAACGTAGAGTAGCTAACCAAGTTGCGGTTGGTGTTAAACCAGAAGTTGCTGAAGACAATGCTTATAAAGCAGTTGAACTAAGTTTAAAAGCTGGTAACTATAAAAATAAGATTATACCAAGAGAAATTTCTCCAGAGGATATACTTGCTGATAGTCAGCTATTAAGAAATTCTCCTAATAAAACTAGATTTAACTCAAACTTTAACTCTCTTGCAGAACAGATTGCACTTTCAGAATATAAAGCTTATAAACTATACAATGAACCATTTCCAACTTATTTTAAAGGTGTAACTCGAGGTACTAAAATTTCAGCTATAGATTATGCGGAAGATAGATTCAGGTCTATGAAGGGTTATAACGGTCTAGGTGAAATTGCCGAACGTTTTAAACTTCAAGATGGTGTAATGGTTGATAAACAGTTTGGTCTTAGTAAAGAACAGCTAAATAAATTTGAAGTTAAACCACACCTAACTAAAACTAATATTGAAATGATGAGTAATCCAAAGGTTGCAGAAAAAGTTTTAAATGGTTTTCAGAAAGATGGAAATGAAGCTGGTACATACCAACCGTATGTAGGTTTTGGTAGAAAAAATGGTAACAAGCTTACAGTAGGACAAATTCTTAACATAGCTGAACGTGGTGGTACTAACTTTGGAATTTATGGATATACTTATCAAGAATTACGAGAAGCTACAAAATCTGGTGTAATAAGTAAAGACGCTCTATTCGATGAAACCACTCAAACTCAAATGGTTTTTGAATTAATTAGGCAGCGTTCTAATAGAACTAACAGTATTAGAGGTGCTATTATACAAGCTAAAAAAGGTGGTAAACAAACAATTTTTGAAGGTGACGAAGACATCGAAAGATGGGATAGGCTTATTAACATATCTCCAACTGAACTAGATGTAATTCTTGATATTTTTCCTTTACTAAGAGACACACCAGCAAATCAGTTTCAAAATCTTACAGGTGGTGTTGTGTTAGAAATTGAAAAAATATACAAGAAAGAAACTAAAAAACAAGCAGAAGAAAAGAAAGTGTCTGATAAGTCCGAGTTCCAAGTAAACTACTTAGCTAAACAGTTAGGTATTTCAAAAGAAAAAGCAAGAAATATTTTAACCAAAAAACTAGAAAGACAAAAAGGTACAGTATTCGAAACAAATGACTGATTCAAATTACTCTAATGTGGATATAAATATTGACCCTGAGTATGCTGATTATTTAGCAGACGAAGCGGCACAAGCACAGGATGAGTACGAAAGGGACAGAGATACGCACAGAGAATCTCAGTCTAAGTTACAGCAAGAGGAAAGAGTTTCTAAGGAAGTTCAAGACGATCCTCGAAATGCTGATAACTGGGGTGCTAAGGCACTCATAAAAGAAGGACAGTCGATATTATCAGGTGGTATTCAAGACACAGCATCTTCTCTTGCCACTTTTCCGGAACGTACGCTTGATGCGTTGTCTGGTGAAATGCAAAGAGAAAGACAAGAAACTGGTACATACAGACCAGAGTGGAGTCCATTTGGAGCATATGACAATCCAATAGAAACAAAAACATGGTGGGGTAAACAGTTACGTGGCTTAGTCCACTTTGGTACACTTGCAGTCGGTACAGTCGCAGCAGCTAAGGCTGCCGCAGCTACCGGTATTGTAACTATACCAGCTGGTTTACTTGCCCTATCAAAAGGTAACATAGTCAGAGGTGCGGCTGTAGGAGCCGTCTCTGACCTTATATCTAAAGAGTCAGATGAGCAAAACGCTTTAGGTGCACTACGTGACAGGTATGGCTGGATAGATACACCAATATCTACTAAAGATACTGACCATCCAGTTATAATGAAACTAAAAAATATCGTCGAAGGCATGGGCATAGGTCTAGTCTTTGACGGTCTTGCTTACTCACTTGGAAAAGGTGGTAAGAAAAGTGTTGAGCAAATAACTAAACGTAACAAAAGCTTAGAAAAGCAAACAGTAGAAGCTGGCGTAGCACAGATACGTAAAGGTGAAACAGAGTTTAGAGCAGATAAAAATGCACCTATATCTCAACCACACCAAGGAGCACACATATCAGAAGTAGATCCACAAACTGCAAGAGATCAGTTATCGGGTACACGTAAAAACTGGGGGTCAGAAGAAGGGTCTACGGGTTCTGTAACTACACCTGTTGAACGTGAGCGTATAGCTCTGGAAGGTGGTACTGATGATGCTACAGTAGAACGTATTTTGCGAGGTTTATTAAGCACTGAAAAGTTTGCTAAAGAACTGGAAGCAGCAAAAGGTAGTAGACAAGCTTTAGTAGCAAAGTTTAAAGAAGCTATAGAAGGTCATCAACGTATCACACAAGGCAGAAATGCTGTAGACATGTCACCACAGGAGTACTTAAAAGAACTACTAGAAGCTCAACCTGATGTAATTGATGGCGTAGAAATATGGACATCTAAAAACGTAGTGATTGCTGACCTTGTAGTAGGTACATTACTTAAGCAAGTGCGTGATTTAGGTACAGCTGGTAGAGAAATAGCAGATCTTGTTGACATACAAGACATAGATGGACCAACAAAACAGCTAGTAGACACAATGTTAACTGCATTGTACGAAACTAAGAAAGCTAGATTTGTAAAGTCTGATTCATTTAGAGAACTAGGTCTAGGTAAGAAAAGTAAAAAGACTATAGAAGAAGCAACACAAGCGTCACTAACAGATGCTAAAGATTCTATTATGTCCATACTTAAGATTGCTGGTGATGACAAAGATGATAACTTACTGAACGCTTTGTATGAAGCATTTTCTATGATAGATAGTGTTAATACATTAGATGACTTTGACAACTGGGCAAGGAAAACTATACTCGGTGGACAGTTAGAGGCTACAAGTCCTAACAGAACAGGTGCTCTGATACGTGAGCTGGAAGGTGTAATGACACACAGTATACTGTCTGGTCCTAAAACACCAATTCGAGCTATTATGGGTACATCTACTGCAACAGTATTAAGACCTCTAGCTACAGCACTAGGATCAGTTTTACGATTACCGTTTGATGGTAATGTGGCTGACGTACGAGCAAGCCTTGCATCAGTAAACGGCATGATAGAAGCTATACCAGAGTCGTTTACTATATTTAGAAGTAAGCTTAACTCATACTGGAAAGGTGATATTAGATCTATCAAAACACGTTATGCAGAGTTTACACAGGCAGATGATAACTGGGAAATATTACGTCGTTGGGCAGAAGATAGTGGTCGAGCTACTGAAGGAGAGCAAGCAGCTTTTGGTATAGCTAACATGGCACGTCAAATGAACAACAGTAACTTCTTAACATACTCTACTAAGTTAATGGCTGCAACTGATGATGCGTTCGGTTACGTACTTGGTCGTGCTAAGATGCGTGAAAAAGCTATGCGTAAAGTTCTTGAGTTACAAGATAATGGTTATAAAACACCTAAGATTACACCTGAGTTAATGAGGGCATACGAAGATGATTTCTATGCACAGGTATTTGATGCTAATGGTAATATTATAGACGAAGCTACAAAGTTTGCACGTAAAGAAGTAACACTAACTCAGGATCTTACAGGCTTTGCAAAAGGTCTTAACGATGTATTTAGTGCTACACCTTTAGCTAAACCATTCTTTCTCTTTGCTAGAACTGGTGTAAACGGACTTGCACTAACAGGTAAGTATACCCCCGGTTTTAACTTTCTTGTAAAAGAATTTAATGATATAGCATTTGCTAATCCTAATGATTTAGCTAGTGTAAACAAGTATGGTATATTTACACCAGAAGAACTAGCTAACGCAAGAGCTTTACAAACAGGTAGACTTGCTATAGGCTCTGCGGTTACATTTATGGCTGCACAGGCATGGATGCGTGGTGATCTTAATGGTAATGGACCTGTAGACAGGCAAAAAAGACAGTTATGGCTTGACAGTAAGTGGGAACCAAGAACAATTAAATTAGGTGCAGTTCGTATTGGTTATGACCAGTTTGAACCGTTTAACCTTATTATGTCTACAATAGCTGACGTAGGTGATGCAAGTCAACTTATGGGTGAAGAGTGGACAGAAAACGAGTTAGGTAAGATATCTCTTGTTGTAGCACAGGCTATTACAAGTAAATCATATCTAGCTGGTATACAGTCCTTTGTTGACCTATTTGCTGGTAGACCCGGCCAAGGAGGTCGTATTGTGTCTGGTTTAATTAACAACTCAGTACCACTAGCTGGTATCCGTAACGACTTAGGTAAACTATTTACCCCTTACATGCGTGAAATAAACTCAGGTGTGTTTCAGTCAATACGTAACCGAAACTTAATTACAGAAAATCTTGCTGAAAATCAGTTACCTATTAAGTATGATATGCTTAACGGTAGACCCTTAAAAGATTGGGACTTTCTTACTCGTGCATTTAATGCAGTAAGCCCTGTTACTCTTAATTTAGAACAGAGTGAAGGTAGAAACTTCTTATTTGACAGCGGTTACGATTTACGTACATCTACATACTTTGCACCAGACAGCACAAACTTAACTGACCATCCTTATATTAGATCAGAGTTTCAACGAGCATTAGGTTCTCTTAACTTAGAACTAGAGCTAGATAAGTTTGCTAAAGATCCTAAGATGATAGCATCTATGAAAAAAATGTATGAAGACATACGTGCAGGCAAGCGTGCACAGTTTAATGCTAGAGACTACTATCATAATAGAATTATAGACAGATTGTTTAAACGTGCTAAAAGAGAAGCATGGGCATCAATTAAAGATGATCCTAATATAGCAAGAGTAATTGAAAAACAACGTGCAGAAAAACTAGCACAGATAGATAAACGAAGTGCATCCGCAAACATCCTTAACATTTATAAATAATGGCAACAACTTTCGTAGATTATACAGGAGACGGAAACGCTACGAAGTCGTTTTCCTTTCCTTCCATCAAAGAAGCAGATATTAAAGTAGAAGTTGATGAAGTTATTAAAACATCAAGCAACCACTATAATATAACAAGCTACACAACAACCGGTGGTGGTAACGTAGTATTCACTTCCGGTAACATACCAGCTAGCCCAGCAGCTATACGTATCTATCGTGATACAGATGTAGATAGTGCAAAGGCTACATATACAGCAGGGTCATCAGTTAAGGCTGGTGATCTTAATAATAACCAGACACAGATATTATATGCTGCACAAGAAGAACAGAATCAAACAATACAAACAAATAAAATAAAAGACGGGGCTGTAACTACAGCTAAAATAAAAGATGCAAATGTGACTACAGCTAAGATAGCTGACAGTAATGTAACGACAGCTAAGATAGCTGACAGTAATGTAACGACAGCTAAAATAGCAGCAGACGCCGTAAATGGAACAAAAATAGCAGATGACTCAATTAACAGCGAGCATTATGTTGATGGAAGTATTGACACTGCTCACATTGCAGACTCTCAGGTAACGACAGCAAAAATAGCTGACGGTGCTGTTACTGATGTTAAGTTAGCTGGTGGTGCATTAGATGCTAGATACTACACTAAAACACTTCTTGATGGTGGTCAACTAGATAACAGATACTACACAGAAACAGAAGCTGATGCTAGATTTTATAATTTAGCTAGTGCTGAAGAGATACAGTCTGGAGAAACATGGACAGCAGCAGATAATAAAGTTGCAACTACCGCAGCTATAGACGCTCGTATTATAGACTTAGTTGATGATGTAGGTGGTTTTGTAGCTATTGCAAACGAAACAAGTTTTCCTACAGCTAATCCTGATGTTAATAATGGAGCTGGTACTATTGTGTCAGTTAAGGCAGCATCGACTACTTTAACTCCAAGTGGAACTACAGTTACTATTGCAAACGGAGCTGGATCTGGTAATACTGTTACTATTACAGGAGTACCATCTGCTATAGGTTCTGGCTTCGGATTTTTAGTAGAAACGACTACTACACTACATACATATACATTTCACAGATTATCGCCAAAGGCAACAGAGGTTACAACTGTAGCTGGTATAGCTAGTAATGTAACAACTGTAGCTGGTATAGCTAGCAATGTAACAACGGTTGCTGGTAACAGTTCTAACGTTACAACAGTAGCTGGTTCTATATCAAACGTAAATACAGCTGCTACAAACATATCAAGTATTAATAATGCGTCAGCTAATATATCATCAGTAAATACTTTTGGGGACCAATATCAAGTTGCATCCTCTAACCCATCAACAGATGGTGGTGGTAATGCACTTGCTGCTGGAGACTTATATTTTAATACTACTGCTAACGAGCTAAAAGTTTATACTGGTAGTGCTTGGCAAGGTGGTGTAACAGCTAGTGGTAACTTTGCCGCTACAACTGGTAACACATTTAGTGGAGATAACGTATACCAAGACAACGCTAAACTAAAACTTGGCACAGGATCAGACTTAGAGATATTTCATAATGGTAGTAACTCTATAATCAACGATGCTGGTACAGGTAACTTACAAGTACAGACTGGTGGATCTACTAAATTAGAAATTACAAGTACAACAGCCGAGTTTGGTGCTGATGTAGATTTAAAAGCAAATAGTGTTACTACAACAACAACCAATGGTAATGTTAAACTAGCACCTAATGGAACTGGATTCCTTGAGGTCAGAGGTAATACTAATGCTGGTACTATTCAACTTAATTGCGAAAGCAATAGTCACGGTGTAAAAATTAAATCGCCACCTCACAGTGCAGGCGCAACTTATACACTAACCCTTCCTAATGATGATGGGTCTGCTAATGAAGTTTTAAAAACTGACGGTAGTGGAAATTTATCTTGGGTTGCTCAAACAACATTATCTAACGCAGAAGTTAGGACAGCTGTTGAAGCTGCATCTGACAGTAACGTGTTTACTGATGCAGACCATACCAAGTTAAACGGTATTGAAGCATCAGCTACTGCCGATCAAACTGATGCTGAGATAAGAGCAGCTGTAGAGGCTGCTACTGATAGTAATGTGTTTACTGATGCTGACCATACAAAATTAAATGGAATAGAAACATCAGCGACTGCTGACCAGACAGGAACAGAAATACTTGCATTGATTAATACAAGTAATATTTATACGTCTGGAAATATTGGTAGAGATGCTGGAGACCATATTAACTTTACTACTGACACCCAAATGGATGTCTATGTAAATGGTAATAATGAGTTTAGATTTGAAGCTGACGGAGACTTTCATGCAGACGGAGACATTATAGCTCAGTCAACAACTACAGCATCTGATAGAAGATTAAAAGAAAATATTGAAGTAATACCTAACGCTCTAGACAAAGTACAAGCACTGAATGGTGTATCCTTTGATTGGAAGAAGACTGGAGAAAAGAGTGCTGGTGTAATAGCACAAGAAGTTCAAGAAGTATTACCAGAAGCTGTAAAAGAAGTAACTCCTGTTGGAGGTGGTGATAGTCATTTAACTGTAAACTATCATGCTTTAACTTCGATTCTTATTGAATCAATTAAAGAGTTAAAAGCAGAGATAGAAGAACTAAAAGGAGGTGCATAATGCCTTGCCCAGCAAGTGGACAAATAAAAATTAGTGATTTAGTTAGTGAGTTCGGTGGTTCTCCGCCTCATGCTATGAGCGAGTACTACCGAAACGCTGGGTTAGTTCCCGGTAATAACACAAACGTACCCGAATCTGGTGAGTTTCAGTTAACTGATTGTTATTCAGCAGTAAATGAAATTATACATACACACAGTGATGGAGATACTCACGCAAACTATGCAACTATCTTTGGTAGTAACTGGGCTTCTACTGTACCTAAACGTGTAGTTGTCCCTTCTGGAGTCACAGTTGGTGGTACATCAACTTATGCTATGCACTTACCTACAGGTATGGGAGGCACAATAGTCTTTGATATTACAGGTAATGTTCATGGAGCCGGTGGTGCTGCTAACGGTGGTGCTGGCGGAAATGCAATACACTGTGTACAAACAACTGGAGTAACAATAAATATTAACTCTGGTGGAACTGTCAAAGCCGGAGGCGGTGGAGGCGGAGCCGGTGGAACTGGTGGAAACGGCGGAGCTGGAGGAACCGGAGGAACCGGAGGTCAAGGTAGGTCCGAGTATATGGCTGGAACTGCTAGTCAAGGCTGTACTTTCTTAGGACAAGGAACTTGGCTACAAAAATGTAGATCTTGTGTACATAGTTCAGTACACCGTTCTAATCCAACATCGGGTGATGGACATATTGTAAGCTACACATATCAAGGACCTGTTTATGCTGCTTATTGTTATAGATATAACTACTATAACGGTGGAGCTGGGGGTGCTGGCGGAGCCGGTTCAACAGGCGGTGGAGCTGGTGGAGCTGGTGGTGTAGGTCAAGGTTATAACCAAGCCGCTGCATCAGGTGCTGCTGGAGCTTCTGCTAGTGGTTCGGGATCTGCTGGATCTTCTGGAGCCGGCGGTAGTAACGGTTCTGGAGCCGGCGGAACTGGCGGAACTGGCGGTAATGCTGGAGACGGCGGAACTGGCGGAACTGGAGGTGCTTTTGGTGCTACTGGTTCAACAGGAAATGTTGGAGTAACAGGAGCAACTGGTGCAACTGGTGCAACTGGTGCAAACGGAAATAGTACTAATGGTGCAGCTGGATCATCTGGAGTAGCTGGATCATCTGGTGCGTCTGGAAGTGCTGGAGGAGCAGCTGGTTACTATATCTTTAATCGAGCATCAATTACTTTAAATAATAGCGGCACAGTAGCCGGTCAATAACTATGAAATTTACAATTACAAAAGTAGCCGTAGATTCTGTTGATGTTACGTACGAAAACGGAAGCACAGCTAAAGTACCTTTACAAAAAGGTAATACTAAAGATGACATAATTTTTATTGCTAGCCAATTTAATAATCCCGATATACCTTTTGATAAGGTTGAGGATGTTCCTGTTAAAGAAGGAGAGGTATTAGAAGAGTTTGGTAATGAAGATAAAGATGTCTCTTATCAAGAAGCTAGGTCAACTCATTATCCTCCTGTAGGAAAACAACTTGATGCTCTTTATTGGGCAAGACAAGGAGATGACACTGAAAGCAAAGCTATGGATGCTAAAATAAAAAATGTTAAAGATAAGATTCCTAAAGGTAAGACTTATAAACCAGAAGAAGTAGAAGGTTTATTAGATTAATGGAAGGAGGACTACCCACACATTTAAAAAATCCTTTTATAAAGTCAGTTGATCTTTATAGAGTAAGAGATGTATTTGAGAGGTTAACTTTAAATGATTTATATATTATACCTCTCAATTACATAGCATTAAGAAATCCCAAAACGTATCCAATACATAAAACTAGAATACTAGGGGCTGATATTAGATATCCACCTATAATCTATAAAGCTAAATTTGATCCTATGGCAAGCTCAGTAGAGCAAGAATACTGTGTACTTGACGGAACCCACAGAATAGTAAAAATGCGTTTAGAGGGTATAAAAGGGGCAGCATGTTTTATTGCTACACCTCAACATTTTGATGGTTTAAAACCTTACTTAAATAAAACAAGACTTTTCCGGTCTACCGGATGTAATCAATGCGAAGAATAAATGACAAATCCATCTATAAAAGTAATTGATAATTTTTTGCCTGATGAAGTTTTTTACCCTATGTCAGCAATGTTGATGTCACAACCTATGTATCAGCCTATGGCAATGCAAGTTGAGGCTTCACAAGATGATGGGAGTATAAGTCAATGGGGCGAAAAAGATATTCCATTTAATCCTTACGAAACAGTTTTTATTGCTCCAGTTTTTCAAAGAGAACCTAATTTTTGCCGAGTACATAATGTTTACTGGATGACTAAACAATGGTTTGATACTCTTGAAAAAAAGTTAAATTCTATAAAACTGTGGCGATATTACTTAAATTGTAGCCCAGTGCAGTCTGAAAACTTTGTTGGTAAATTTCATACTGATATGAATGAAGACGGTATGAGTCTTGTAAATCTTAGAACAGCTATACTTTACTTAAACAGTAATGATGGCGGAACTAAATTTGAAGACGGCACATTTGTTGGATCTAAACGTAATAGATTAGTTTCATTCCCAATGAATACAAAACATGCAGGCGTGTGTCAAACAAGTAAAAAATTAAGATTTGTGTTAAACATAGCTTACGAAGTAGAGAATAAAATTACTAAAGGTTTTGAATAGTGGAACTACCTACTATAATATTACCTGATATAAAAAAGATAGAGACTGTCGAAATACCTATACCTACAGCTGACATACCATACTACAAACCTATGGTAGTTCCTCCTAGTGATCTGAGAGATCAGGAAGAGGAGCCAGTCAAAACTGTAGAAGAAAAACCACCCGAACCACCTACCCTTAAAATACCGTTTATTAAACAGCCAGTACCTCG